CCGCCACCACCTGATTGAAAAGCGCAGCCTGCGTGTCGGTGCGGCGAATGAGAAGGCGTGATCCGGCCACAAGGTTCGACACCGTGAAGGCGGCAGACGTGATCGTGCCATTGGCATCCGTGCGGGAACCATTGAAGGTAGCGCCATTCGCCAGCGTAATTGTGCCGGTCGTCACCATGTTCCCGGTGAAGGCCAATGCCTTGATGGTTATGGTGTTACCCGCCACCACAAATGCGGCAGCCGCCGTCGCGTCAATCACCACATTCCGCGCACCTGCATCCAAAGTATCCCCGGTGCGCGTCACCAGCGGCGCGGTCTGCCCCGCATAATTCTCTACGAGCCAGGATTTCGCGCGGTCATAGAACTGCTGAGGCGTGTCTATGGTGCCGTAAGCATCCACCGTCGCGCGGTTGACCTGCGAAATCAGCGCGTCCGTCACCATAGGCTGCGTATAGGTATATCCCCCGACACCGCGCAGGATATGTTCACCGCTGGCAATGTTGTAACGGTAGCCGATGGCGTAAATATCGAAATTGTCGGCGGTGGTTTTCCCGAAGTAGCTTTGGCTTACCAGCGGCGCGGTGTTTTGGGTGTAAGCGATACCCAGGCGCACAGCTACCGAGGCCAAGCCAGCGCCATCCACCGCCTGCGAATAGGTCTGCACGCTCGTCCAGCCAAAGCCTGTGCGCCCGACCGGCTCAAAGCGGTTGCCATCATCGGTCTCTGTCAGCCAAATCAAAGCGTCGGACGTGATCGGGTTGTTCGCCGCGTCGCGCAGCCGCGCGTCGACGGTTTGGGTCCAGATCAGGTTGACCTTGCCGCTGATATTTGGGCCGGTCGTATTCGGATAGGGGCGCGTCGCGGTTCCCACATCGGTGTTTCTAAGTGTCCACACCGGAACCGCCGCGCCGAATTGCGTCGAATAATTCCCGATAATGTCATAGGGGCGAAAGTTGCTCTCGAACACCAGATCGTCAAAGGTAAAATCGCCCGCAGGCGGCGTGAGGGCGTTCAGGTTCTGAAGCTGAAACGACTTAAAGATCGCGGAGAACGACGTAAACCCGACACTGCGTGATCCCAGAATGCTTGGCATGGCCGGGTCAATGTCGCGCTCACAATCCAGCGTCAGGCCGGAAACGATCACGGTGCTGCCCGCGAGGTGGTGAAACCTCATTTGCGAAATTGCCGGAAGGCCGCCGCTAGGAATTGTTGTGACCTGTTTCCCGAAAAAATGCAGGCGCTCGATGATTGCGTGTCCGACACGGCTTGTGTTGACGGCTGGCCCCCCGCAAAGCGCAACTGCCAATCCCGCGACAATCCGCCCGCCATAGCCTAAAAAAAGCGTATTGTTGGCGTTTACCGTGAGGCCGTATTCCGAGGACCAGTTTGCTGCGACGCGCGAAAAAATCAGCGCATCGCCATCCGAATAGCGGACAACACCCGATGCCGCCCCTTGCTGTGTCACAGTGACCGTGAAGCCCGAAGTAGCTGCCGTTGCGTCCGCCGCCGTCGCGTTTTGCGTGTTGCGGATCGTGACCACGTTCGATGCCACATCCACATCGACCAAGGCGAGCGGGAAGGTGGCGCGGGACATGATCGCCGCCTGGATTTTCGTAGCGACCTGCGCGTTGGTATCAGCCCCGGCCAGCGCGCATAGGATGCCGGTGCCACCAGGGTTCGGATTCGCGCCAACCCCATCAACCGTGAACCACACATAGAAAGCCGTGGTGCCGTCATCAAAGGTGAAATACGTGCCGCCAAGCCCGGTTGCCGCCGTCGCCGAAATTGTTGTGACCTCACCCGCGCTGGCGCGCTTCCGGCCTATCTGAAGCCTGCCGTTGTAGGTCATGTTTGGCAGCGCGGAGGTCGTGTCAAATTCCAGGCACTCGATCTCGGGGTCAATAACCAGAGAGCCATTGATGATCAGTTGCCGCGTCGTCAGCGTGTAATGCAGCTTACCCGTTGCCTGTCCCGTCACCGTGACGCCAGAAATGCCTGACAGACCGGCCAGCGAGGCGTCAAAGCCTGTCTGCGTGATCACGGTGCCGGAAAGGGAGAAGGGCATGGCCTAGAAAAACCATCCCGACATTATTTGCGCCAGCATCACCGCAGCCCCTTGAATTGCAGAAAAGCGCCCGCTGCAATCGCGCCTAGCACCGCCATAGTCGTTGCCTTAACAACTTGACTCCAGACAGTCTTTTTAGTGGAGCGCCATGCATCGAGAAGGTTCCGCAATTCCTTCATATCTTCGCCAGCGTTTTCGTCATGCAACCCAACAGACTGCAACGCTTCACGCGCGCCCTGTTTGGCAGCGCGCGCAATCATCTGTTCGATAACCTCGGGAGACATTGCGCGACGCTCTTCCGGCATGGATCAGCCCTCGGCTTTTTTCTTGCCTTTCGGTTGGCCGGGCATTTCTGCCCAGCCTTCCCGAATTGCCACCGCCGCCAAGTCGCCGTGAACGGTATCGCCCACGGCAAATTCGCGGCCATACACTTCGCCGTCCGGCGCCCCGTAAAAAGGCGCCGTGACGGTTGCCACAACCTCAGACATTAGGAAGCGGCAATCTTCAGCAGCTTGATAGCCTGCGAATTGCGGATACGCCCGCCAACACGCTTGCGGATATAAAACTGCACAAAGCCGGGCAGCGTGATTTCGTCGCGCGTCATACGCATCCCGACGCGATCCGCAATCAGATAGCCCTCGCGGAAATCACCAAAGGCCAGCGGGAAAGTATTGGCCCCCACCGCCGGCATATCCTCGGCCTCAGTAATCGGATAACCAAGGAAGGTCTCAGCCTGGCCCATGGAAAGCGAAGGCTGCCACAGATACTGGCCCGTCCCGGAACCTTCACGATATTTGCGAAGGGCGGAAAGGACCAGCTTCGACGTGACAAACCGCGCATTTGCGCGATAACGGGCGCGCAACGAATACACCAGATCATAAAAGACATCCGGGCTAGTCGGCATCGCCGAAGCTTGCCCAGAAGCGACATACTGCAAAGTCCCGAAGGCGCGCGATGCGTCCGCAGTCGTTACAGGCGTCGGGCCGGCAAGAAAGCCGGTCGGGCGATTGGTGCCGTTGCCAGACACGAAAGCCAAGCCTTCACCTTGCGCCATAGCTTCGGACGCGCTGGTAACAAGCCAATTTTCGACATCAAAGAAAAGATCGTCCAGGCTTTCTTCCGAAGCGCGCGGGCGGGCAGACGCCATGCCGAAAGTCGGAGCCACTTCGTCCAAGTTAGGCGTATTGGTCTGGTTGCGCGTTGCCGTTTCACCAAGCCATTCAAAGGTTGCGCCATTGACGTCAAACAGTTCTTTGTAATCCGGGCTGCCAACCGTGCGAACGGTCGCAATCTGACGGATCGGAGAAATGTCCACAGACAGGCGCGCAATCGTGCGCTCAATCACTTCGGGCAGCGCAAAGCCGCCAGCGGAGCCGGTCGAGGTCACAGTCTGAGCGGCGCGGGTTTCAAAGCCGTCATCGCTCATGCTGCGATTTTGCAGCGCCTTCGCCGTTTCGCGCATCCGCATTTCGGCGCGCGGGTCGCGCGGGTTACGCACCCAGCCCAGAAAGGCATTGCGATAGGCAAGCGCCTCGGCGGTGTCAGCACCAGCGCCAGCCTCGCCAGCGCCACCAGGGCGCGCGGCGCGGGTTTCCGCCTGCTCGATGCGCTTCTTGATTTCCGCCTGGGCGTCAAGCACCGCGTCAATGCGCGACAGCTTTTCATCCAGAAGCGGATCAGCAGCGCCGCGCTTGGCGATTTCAGCAAGGCGCGCGTCATTCGCGGCCTTGTATTCTTCAAAAGCGGCGCCGATCTTTTCAATAGCGCCAGTCAGGGCCTCAGACATGAGGGGTTCCTTTCAGGATCAAGATTGCAGGGAACGCAACAGCCTTTCGGCTGCGATGTTTGCGCGCTCGGTTGCGATCTCGGCCTCTCGCCGCTCGGCACCCATTCGCATCAGGCGAGACACAAGCGCTGTCGCCTGAGACTTCGACACGTCCGGGGCTACATCACGCAACCACCGCTCTGCATCGGAAGGTTTCAAAATCTCATCAATCGCAGCAGCCTTCACGCGCGTCACGCGCGCCGATTTTGCCGCCGGGAAAGTCACAAGTGACACTTCCCAAAGATCAACCGCCCGCACCGTGCGGATATTGGTCTTGGGATCGTATTCATCTTCTTTGGTCATGAAGCCGATGGACAAACCGGAAATGGCGCCAGCCTTCACAAGCGCGAAAGCTTCCCGCGCCTGGGCAACGT